ACTATCGCTATAGATGAGGTCCAAACTGTCAAGAATCCCACGAAGTTCCTTGATGCGAACAGAGATAACTTTCAACAATTCGTCACCATCGGAGACATTGCTGGTATTCACATAAAAATTCAAGCGAGTCTTGATACCTTCGGCAGCACAAGCAAGGAAGGTAGGAAGAAAGTCACGAATCCACACACTCTGCGATGCTTCGTGCAAACGATCGACAATATCAGTAGTAACAGTAGCACCAGAATTAAGAATAGTAATACCATGCTTTCTGTAAACCCCAACAATACCGTTAGCACCAGTGCGATCAGTGTAGTTGGTCAGGAACGAATCTTTAACCTCTTTCTTGAAAAGATTTCGTTTGAGATTGGTACGGTTGATAGCAATTTCATGAACTGCAAAAGTTTCAACCCAATCATCAATCATTTCCTCAGTAACATCAATACCCTTCTCTTTTTTACGGCGAATGTATGCCTTTCCACGGGCAAAGTAGTCATCGTAGTTAGATTCAGTGCCGTCAGGTTGTGGTTGGTGAAGAAGACCAACCTCATCAATTACATCACCGTCATCATAACCATCATTGGCAGCATAAACATCAACAAGCATCCACTCGTAGTTGTTGGCAACATACCACATCCAGCGGTGGTTGCCATTCACCAACCAGTTTTCCAGTTGGTTGGTGTCTTCATTCAGAAGAATCGCAGGGGGCAGTTTGCCAATCTTGTAACCCTTCTCCAAGGAACGTGCTACACGGTCGTACACTTTGCGGTCATTACCACGCTTACGACCCACGTTTTTGCGGAGTTTGATGTCTTTGGTATTCACGATTGCAGTATAAAGATACCTGCAACTTGCATACTCAGGGCGAACATAACCCTCAACTTCACGCTTCAGATGAAGCATCTCGTCCGTATCTTTCGGATGTGCAATATAATCCGAAGGAATTTGGATTCCAAAACCCTTAACAGTCATAATTTAGTAGTTAATGCAATATGCAACATGGTGAGGCGATCCCCCCAACCACTCATGCAATATACAATGAATCTACTGCCTTGTCAACCCTCTGTGCCACTAGAAAAACTGTTCCAACCCCACTGGATTTCCGAAAGAATAGTCGTATTCTAGTGCATCAGCGCAAACATAATGAGGGTGAGTTACATCAACTCCAAGATTAGCGCACAGTTCTTTATGATTATCTTCCATATATTCGACTGCATATAACATATTATCCAAAACATACGTCTCATCATGATACTTGCAGAGACGATTCTTAAGAGCAATCAAAAAATTACCACATCCCGCAGAGTTATCGATGAACGTACTCTCGGGATCTTTTAGTAGATCTAGATCAATATCATCTATCATACTCTCAACGAGATCCATCGGAGTAAAAACTTCTTGAGTTTCCTTGATTCTCTCGTCGGAACGATCAATCGAAGATCCTACATCTAGATTGTGCTTGTTCTTTGCCATACTTTTCCTCTAGACATTTATTATAGGTCGAGATCAAATCGTTCTTACCGAAATGGTATCTTCCATTACACTGGGTAGCAGCTTCTCGAAATCTACTACTAAATTCTACCATATCTTTAACTACGAGAAAATCTCGTACCTTTAAAAAATGGTGTCCCTCGGCATAGTGGGTAAAGTTTTCTGTTTTGACTCTACCACTGGGTCCACAACCGTACTCACCAATGAATACATCTGCTTCTTCTCTTCTATCATAAGGAAGAAACTCAAAATCTGGATGTTGATTTAGCATTGGAATCTCTCCAACACCAACAGCAAACCTTGATGTATTCTTTACTTTCCAGTATTGTTTTACTGCACTAATTCCATTTGGAAAAGTTGATGGATCTAAATCTTCATCAACATCACAATGGAGATGTCCTACAATCTTATTAAGAGACGAAGGTTTCCGTACAGAAGTAGGAAGAACTGCACGAATATCATCTGTAAGTTCTGAAGTCTTGTTGAGGAACTTGATTGCAAGGTTTCCACCCACCCCGTAAGGTGGATTTATAATAGCCAAGCTAAACTTCATACAATCTCATTAACCTCAACAAAGGTATTCTAGCAATACTATAGAATACTGTCAAGCCCCCTTAGTGGAGATTATCCCAACTACCGTCACTTCTGACTTGTAATTTATTATCAGTTGTGTTATAAATGATAGAACCATCTGGAATATTACCACCAGAATACATTGTATTTCTTTCGGTGGTTGACATTCTTGGGAATGTAACTGCATTCAGTCCAGTTCCATTGTAAGTAGTAGTAACAACCCCACAGAAGACACCAGTTGTGCCAATACCAACTTCTAATCTTTCTTCATCCTGGTTGAAGATCATTGCCCCAGGCATGATTTGTCCTGTGCTTCCACCAATGTCCATGATTGTTTGCAATCCTGGATTATCGATGAAGTATTGCTTAGAGGTTGCATCATGAACTGGTGGTAAGAAGTAATCACCAGAAGAACCTAAATCTAAACTACAACGTGCAACGAAGGTGTTAATACCAACCTTCATCATGTAGTCTGGGTTTCTTGCTGCAACATTAGAATTAGATGCAACAGCAGGTTTTACACTATCATCATTATCACTTGCAACAAAAATTACACTACCGCCACCATCTTTGATGACTGCCATATCACCAAATACTTGGAACTGTCCATAGTTAATTGCTGGTAGGTTATCCGCACTAACCAGAGGTCTGAGATCATTTGATAAATTGGTCGAAGCCACTGCAATCGCACTGCTGGTATTTCTCATAAACAGAGAACCAGTTATCTGCTGATTACCATGTACGGTTACAATTTCTCCATCAAAACTATTGGAATTGCCACCGAATGTAGCACTTGCAAAAGAACTTACTCCAACGGCAGCAAGTGATGAACCAACAGAAACGTTTCCTTGTGCAATTACATTTTGGAATGTACTAAATCCAGCATTAGCAACTACATTACCAATTAAAGTTCCATTAATTTGTGCATTGGTTGTTCCAAATGTTACTTGCTCTGCTCCTTGTCCAATGGTTAGGACACCAACGACTCTACCATCACCAGAAACAGCAAGATCTCCATTTACATCCATTGCAACGGATGGATCTTCTTTGTTGATTCCAACAACTCCACTGTATCCAGCAGAAATTATGGAATCACCTTTATGTACAACCTTAAATGCACCAGTAGTGTTAATACCAGTTCCTGCATTTAAGAGGACTTTAATATCACCCTCATCTCTGTTTTGAATTGAGAGTTCTTTGTTGTTAAATGATATTGTTCCAGAATCATTACCAATGCCTAGAGTTTCTCCAAGAGCAAGTTGTGCTGTTGTTCCAATAATCTCCGTTGTTGTAACACCACCACCAAATACTGTTAGTGTGCTTGATAATGATCCTGTGGATCCAATACCAATTCTATTATTAGCAGTGTCAACATAAAGGTCAGTGCCACCAACGTATACATCAGATGTAAATCTTGATTGTCCAGTTACTTCAAATTGATGAGTTGCCTTTACAATTTCTGTGGTTGCTGTTAGTTCTAAATCACCACTTTGTGTCTCAAGTGTCTGATTAGATAGTTTTAGTTCACCAACATAGAGTTCACGGTAAGATTTTGATGAGGATCCAAGATCCAGAGTTTTATTACCATCTGGGAGTATATTACCAGTAAAAGTAACAACACCAACTGGACTGAAGTTCTCAATAGTTACGGAAGAACCAGGTGCTTTTAGAATCAGGGATGTACCACCGACTGATGCTATTACATTATCATCAGTAACGCCAATAGTAACATCATCAATGTGTATAGCACCAAATCTTCTAGAACCGTCACCAAGATCTGCACCCTTATCTGTATCTGGATATAGACCCTGATTAACCGTTGCAAGACCAGTAACAATTAAATCAGACGAAACAGTGACATTACCAACAGAATCTAAAATTAAATTACCAGATGTGGAATCAACGGTATTACCATCGATTCTTACATTATCAACAGTAAGAGAATCACTAGATGCGGATGTTGCTACCAGTGTTGTTACAGTACCAACTCCAGTAACAAACAAGTCTGAGGTTGTAGTAACACCGGTTACTTGTAAACTAGACCCATCAAAGGTAAGATTATTATTACCCTCAATTGTTCCAGTGGAAGTTGCATGAAGAACTTGATTGTCTGCTAGACCAGGAACTTTAATATTACCATCTGCGTTAATTTGCCCAACAAAATCAGATGTATCAGATACAGTTAAGTTTGTAGTGCTAGTGATACCAGTAACTGTGACACCATATCCAGTTGTTTCAATCTTTTTAAGGTTGTTGTGGTAGAGTTCTACAGAACCATTTTCATTGAAGACTGCATAATCATCACCACTGTTCTGATGCTTGATCTTAACATTAGTGCTAGATCTAATTTCTACATCACCTGTTGTACCTTCAATAATATTCAGCGTATTGCTAGAATCGTGATAAATCTGTAGGTCATTACCAGCACCAAACATTACTTTGTTATTATCACCAAGCAATACTGAAGATGCTATAGAAACATTAGCATTAAATGTAGATACACCACTAGCGGTAGTGTTAGTAACACTTAACGAATGAATATTAGTTTCAGAAAGTGTGGTAATACCAGTAACAAATAGTTCTTGTAAGTCGAGACCAGTTAAAGAGAAGTCTTGTGGTAATCTGGCAGTAGGGATAGTACCAGATGTGAAGTTGGATGCATTGAGACTTGTTAATCCTGCACCAGATCCAACAAATGATGATGCTGTTATAATACCGCTTGCTTTGATATCTCCAACACTGTTTATACCTACACCAAGTTCTACCGAACTATCTGGGCTTCCAGCAACTTGGAAAACAAATGATGGATTTGTGGTTGCAACACCCACATTTCCTGCAGAATAAATGCTCGTAAATCCTAAACCAGGATCTACATCAATCCACTGTGATGTTGGTAGATTAGATAGTTGTGATCCATCACCAGAGAAGGTTGCACTGATAATTCCAGTATTTCCAAAAAACTGAATACCAGTACCAATCGCAACCTGATTAAAGGTCGCGATTCCAGTAACGAAAACATTTGTTGTGGTAACTACACCAGTTGATTTAATATCACCACGGACGTCCAGTTCACTCCTTGGAACAGTAGTTCCAATACCTACCAGACTACTCCTAACGATCAGATCGTCTTCATCAACCTGGACGCCATTCCTGAAATTAAATGACTTATTATAATTGGGCATTTCCCTACTTTTTTAGTTATTTATCGGATAACTTATCCTCCAATTCCTCAACCTTAGCATTCAGTTCTTTGATTGCCTCGATGAGTAGAGGAACAAGTCTTTCATACTTAACTGCAAGGTAACCATTAGATCTTTCGGTAACGAGACCAGGTAATCCAAGTTCCTTAACTTCTTGTGCAATTACACCTGTATCAGGACCACTATGTGAAGAAGCATCATTCCATTCGAAAGTATTTCCACTAATACCTAAGATTTTCGCGAGAGCACCTTCGATTGGTTTGATGTTGTTCTTCAGTCTGCTATCAGAACTATGGAATGCGATGATATCACCATCACATCTGAAAGTTTCATCACTTGGTCTATATTGCAAACCACTGTTTTGGTCTGCTCTGAGTTGAGCATTTACAGTATCACCATTGTTATTACCTAGTGCTGTTGCAGTGAATATAATATCTTGGAATGAATTAGCACCAGCATTAGACTCAACCTCAACTAGAGAAGAACTAGCAGCATTACCTGTAAGAGAACCTGTTATACCACCACAAACATGTAGAGCACCGTTAATACCAACACCACCATCAACCATAAATGCACCACTATCACAAGATGATGAGGCAGTGGTATTTTTTACATGAGTAACACCTTCGAAGTTAGCAGTTTTTTCGAAGTCTACATTCTCTTTAAAAGTAGCGATGCCAGCAATGACAGTATTACCATCAATGTCTACGGTATTGTTAAACTCAGCATGACCATCGACATCGAGTGTTCCTGTAATATCAACATCATCTTGCAGATTGATGTGTCCAGTGCCTGGGGCGGTCTGATTTCCCGTAATGTTGACATGACCACCTGAGGTATTATTAGTAATTAAATTTCCATTAATTCTGATGTTATCAATGTTTGCTTCACCACTAACGGTAAGAGTTCCATCAACAGTTGTTCCATCAAGTGTTGTGTTGCCATCAACATTTAGATCGTTATCAACATCTAGTTGATCAGCAGCAACTCTTACATTACTGGTTCCATTAGCATCGAGAACTAATTCACCAGATGATGTATCAATAGTATTTGCACTAGCAACAGCAATGCGAATGTTCTTAAAGATACCACCATTACTTGTTGCTGGTAAGATGAATGATCCATTAACACGTAAGTTATCATCAACAACTACAGTGCCAGCAGCAGAATCAAGAGTCAGATTACCAGAAGCAGTATCAATCTCAGTTGCACTGTTAACACCGACCTGAATATCCTGATGACGACTTCCAACTGCAAATGTGGCAAGTCCAGCAACGTGTAGTTTATCTAGAATACGTACTAAACCACCATCAGCACCGAAGTTACCATTTAATCTCAGAGGTCCAGTAAGACCATTGATCAATCTATCCGCAGGTTCTGTACCGCCAGGAACACCCTCAGTTGCAATACCAACACCAGCAATCCATGCTTCCGACCACTCTTTACCAGCCTCACCAAGTTTTGCACCCTCAGTGGAATCTGCTGTAAGTGCTGTATTAAATCTAACCGCACTTTCGAAGGTAGTTACACCAGCAACGTTCATGGTTCCACAAACGTTGAGATTCTTCTCAATACCAACACCACCAGCAACTTGTAGTGCTCCACTAGTGCAATTTGTTGATTGAGTGTCGTTGGTTATTCTAGTTACACCAGCGATCGTTACATCATCGTTGAGTTTAACCTCATCATTGATAGTAATGTTCTCGTTAAAGGTAACAGGTCCATCAAACTGTGATAGAATCTGGTTTGATTTACCACCCTCAACAAGGATTCTTTCTTTAACAATAACTTCATCGAATACAACAGATAGTCTAGAAGGATCCTGACCAGTAATTGTGGAAACAGGAATATCAAATGTTTGTTGTGTACCAGTAGAAGCAGAATACTTAGTATTACCGATGAAGAAGTCTCCATCGCTGTTCATACCAGTATAAACAACCTGTCCACCAGATCTTTCTTGTGCCTGTGCAAGGAAGTCTTCTCTTTCGGATAGAGTTCTTACCTGAACCTGTGGTAAACCAGTTGAGTAGTTGCCAGGTCCATAACCAAGATATTCGAAAGTTTGACCAGATGCACGGAGAATAGATGGTCTACGAAGTTCTACTGGAAGTGGAGTAATTCTCTTGATCAGAGAATTTTCTAGGTGATTTTCCTTAACCGTTCCAAGATAACCACGAATAACAACTAGTTCGTTGTTTCCAGCACCCTTGAGGTTGCTATCTGCAACCTTCATGATTTCATTATTGATTTGGATGTAAGATCCTAGTGGGAATCTTGCCGTGGTTCCTACACCAACACCACCAACCTGGTTTTGAGCACTAACAATAATTGTAGAAATACCAACAGTATCTCCTGTTAGATCTTCACCAAGAATTGCAGATTCATTCCCATAGAAGGAAACGCCTCTTGCACCTAAGTTTTCTGCTGCAACATCTGATGATGCATTGTTTGCAGCAAATGCATACTTAAGAACTCTGTGTGCATTAGAATTAACTATGTTGGCAACCACAATAGTAGTTACGCCAACAGTATCATTCACAATGAAATCACCAAGATTGTTATCACTGCTATCAAGAACCTTAAACTTATTACCAACTACGAGACCATGAGCAGATGTGCAAGTAAGTGTTGAGATTCCAGTTGAACCAGCTGAACTGGTTTCGATACCACTAACTTCTGCGGTTGGACCATTATTAAACAGATATTGACCAGCATAAATTGCTGGATCACCATCAGTTTTTGCAATAGCAATTTGATTTTCTGCACCAACACTAGTAACTCTATACAGACCATCTGATGCTGTGCCAATACCAGTAATTTGTAATGCACAGTTAACAGGTGATGCAAGAACTTCTGAAGTAATTCCGATTGATGCACCAGAGAATCCATCGAGATTCAGTGTTGCTCCTGCCTGATATCCAGAACCAGGTGCAGTAACCTCAAGTGAAGTGACAGAATTTCCAGCACCAGAAATTACAACCTTAGCAGATGCACCACTCCAAGAAGCATCAGAATTTAGTAGTTTGATATTATAATAAGTTCCATCAACAAAACCTGAACCAGGTGTTAAAGAACCAAATCCTCTAATACCAGAGAATCCGTGCTCAAGTTCTGTTGTAATTGATGCAACACCAACTGAAGGTGCAGTAACACTACTTACAACAGGAGCACCAAACTTCTTGATTAGTTTATCAATCGTTTCTCTAGTTGTACTCTTCTTCAGATCATTGGTTACAACTTCACCGATTGGCGATCTCTTGGCAAATGTTTTTGCTGCTGGTGGGTTATCATTGTAGTTGTCTCTATCCAACTGAGGATACAAGTCTACAACGTTCTGATCATACTCATAATCAAAGTGCTCAGTCATCTGGTTAGATGAGTTGATCACATACAAGTGATAGATACCATCCTGAACACCTTCTTCATATGGTGCAATTACATCAGTTCTATAAACCTGAAGATTGCTCTGAAGATCATTTCTCTCAAATCTTGGGATATTTACAGTTCTTGTATCAGTTGCAGTTCCAGAGAAAATACCAACATTGTGAGTTATACCATCAACATCAGTGGTATCATACTCAAATGTGCTTGCATCAGGAACAGCGGTTACTAAGAAATCACCATTAAATCCAGTTACACCTACACCAGTTTCATTGGTTGATGACCTAACATTTTTGATGATAACTCTATCACCAACATTAAGATTGTGTCTTTGCTCCGCAATAACAGTGACGGTGTTGGTACTTACAGAACAAGTACTGATAAATCTTGGATTTCTGTTATACTCAAAGTCACTCTTATCGATTGTTTCTAGGGTGAAATCACCAACGTTTCTAACACCAGTCGTGCTGGATTCCTGAATAATGAAGTTATCGCCAGGATCTTTAGAGTTGGAAACTTCCTTAGGAATTACAAGACGTACTTTATAGATCTTGTCATCAATACTTCTATTATCAGCAATTCTCTTAAAGTAAGTAACATCAGTTCTTGCCTCACCAAATCCAGCAACACCTTGTGATTCTAGTTCAGTGTAGATATCATTAGTCGTATCAACGTGAACAAACCAGTTGTTGTTATTCGGGTCAAACTGGATTGGTGATCCTACATCACCAGAATCTCTATCCGATACTCTACTTAGAATTCTAAGTTTAGATCCACCATAGAATTTCAGAGCAGTTTCATTAGTAGCATTTGTTAGTGAAGATGCTAACTTAATTCTAGTAGGATCAGAAGTTGTAATTACAAAGTAAGTTCTGTTCTCTACAATATTTTCTGGTAGATCACCATCATCACTGATCATGATGACTTTTTCACCAGTTTGGAAATTATGATTCGATGCAAAACCAATTTCATCAAAGTCTGGTGAGAAAGAAGTTAAGTTAACTGCTCTTTCTTTAAATCCAGATGTTGTTCCAACAATACCAACTACAGTAGAACTGAGAGTATTGTCTGCCATCAAGACCTTTGCAGATCTTGTTTGACCATTATCGAGATCTAGGTAGATAGAATCCTGATTTCTTGCACCAACCCTATAACCAGCAATGAGGTTAGGTGGTACATTATCCTTACTATTAAATCCAAATAGATATAGATGACTGGAAATACCAATCTGAGTTGTTAGACCAACGTCGATCGAGATCCAATCAACATTAGTTTCTCGTGGAAGTACTGCTTTTGGTGAGATAATGGAGGTAATATATCCATGATTATCCTTTCCAAATGAATCTCTCTTAAATCCAGTTCCACCTAGAGCGAATTGACCAAAGTTGGAGTTTGAGTTAGTAATAGAAGCATCACCACCACTTTCCGCGAGGAAGTGCATGTTGTAACCGATGGCAAACACAGAAACAATCTGTAGAATTGCATCGTTTGTAATTTTAATATGTGTCTGTGACCAGTCTTTTCTGTAAACTGCGTTAGAATCTAAGTGGTAAACAGTATCAGAATTGGTAGATGCAGAACCTGCTGATAGATCTGTACCAGTTACTTTAGCAACACTTAGACCACTATAAGTTCTTGTTTGTGGATTATACTTGACGAATGCACGGTCATCCTTCTGAAGTGAAATACCGGTAAACTGGGCAACAACCATGGATTTAAATCCAGCTGCCTTTTTACCATCAGCGTGCATACCGTTCATACCCCAAACGGAACGCAAGGAGCAGTTAAAGATGTATGGAGATGCACCCTTAACAGTATCAGTCTCAATGGTAACAGTTGCGGCACCACCAGGAGATGCGTTTAGGTTTTGTGGTACGCTAGGTAAGAGATATGTAAATTGTTTAGTACCAGTTACAGTCGCAACAATTGTCGAGATATTATACTCACTAACATTAACACCACGAATCTTGATTGGTGTTCCAACAGTTAGACCATGCTCTGCATTAGTTGCAACGGAAACAACAGCACTAGGTGTTGCACCATCACCAGAACTAATGGAAGAAATGCTAATAGGATCAGCGGCAAATGCACCAACAATTTCCCATTCTGGTCTTTCCTTAGTAAATGCATCTGGTGCAAGTGGGAACTTCTGTGCGGAAGGAATTTGTCTGCCAGAACCTTCATTAAATGCGTTTGATAACTTGGCATAGTACATGTCCAAGTCAGTTTCATTGTATCCCGAAGGAACATTTACACCATCAGCATACTCAAAACAGGTGAGTTTGTGGTGAGAGAATGTTGGTAGTGATAAGTTACCAGAACCAGAAGTAAATACTGCGTTATTGGTATATGCTAGTTCTGATTCATCTGCATCAAAAATACTGAACTGCCAGAAGTAGCAAAGACCTGTAATTCTGAACAGAGCAGAATATGGAACATCATCATCAGTTGGGTTTGGAACATATTTTGGTCTAATCTTAGTCTTTCTTAGATCCAGACCAACCAGTGATGTACCACGAGGAATAATTACACCACCATTAACACTATTAAACTTATATAAATCGTTATCTTCTTGTGTTAAATCGAAGTTTGATTCTAATGTTAGAGTAAATTCGTCTTGAGCATTAGCGATTGTATTTCCGTTAGGCTCTACTGCTTCAGCAACGGCAGTTCCAGTCTTACGGATACCATAACCAGGTCTATTATCGATTACATGATCACCAGGGAAAACAAGAATAGTTGTTCTTGCACTGAGGTCATTATTATCACCAACGAGATATGAAAATCTAGCGGACTCAATGAGTGCCCTCTGGATCGTCTTAAATGGTTTGGTTAACGAATTACCTTGGTTGCTGATGCTGTCAGTTGCATCAAGATCATTTGAGTTGACATATAGAATTCTACCCTCAAAATTCTTGATAAAATTCTCTAACTTATTAAGAGGCATCGGATTATTTTCGCCAGAAATATTTCTATGTTTTATTTATCCCAGTAAATCTTCCTCATCAAAGTAGGGAATTAGGTCATCTGGCAACTCGTCTTTGTTTGTTATTTCTATATTATCAAAGCATGGATGGCATTCTTCCATGACTAGGTAACTTGATCCTCTATAAACATCCTCTATATTATAACTTTGCGACTTACTTGCAATTTCTATAAGATCTTTATCATACAGATGACCGACTGGTAACTCATCAAATGTAAACGGTATATTATTAAGAAAATACATTCTAACAATCATACTACCTTCGTTGAACCAGGTGTATGCTCTGTCTACTGTATATGATTCTGCAGTCATAAGCCTTTTACTTTGACTTATTTATTTTATAGGACGAGAGGGACTTGAACCCTCACGAGAAAAATCTCAACAGATTTTAAGTCTGGTGCGTCTACCGATTCCGCCACCGTCCCGTAGGTGCTCCTTGTGAGGATCGAACTCACCTTAGCCGAATTATGAGTTCGGTGCATTCACCAGATTGCTAAAGGAGCAAATAGGAATGTCGGGAATTGAACCCGATTCACTCCGTTATAAGCAGAGGGCCTTAACCATTAGGCGACATTCCCGCAGATGAACTACTGAGCTTCGTTGTTATTGTCAGTGTATATTCGTATAAGTTCATCATCTGCGGGCATCATTACTGCTGCTGTACCATCTTCTTTGACGATACCAATGTGCTCTCCGTTTTCTACTCTTTCTAGAAGATCATCGAAGTTTTCTTCCCATTCTTTGATTGTAAATACTTCCATTAAGATTTTTTCCCATAGATGGCGAGATCAGCATACTCAATCTGATCTTCGTTAAGGTGTGAGGTGCAAACCTCAAGAACATTCATAAACTCTTCGGTAGTACTGCATTCTACTACCTTTTCGTCTCCTTGATCACTCATCAGAAGAAAAGTGCGGGTGCAAACATCAATCAGCACGCCTTCGACGAAAGTTTCGGTGTTCATTGGGGGTGTTCCCTTGATTACCTTAGTATTATAAGGTATCTAGTGTCCCCTGTCAAGTGTGCCACTATTAGAAGCGGTCCTTGACTTCGTTGTAGTTGTCTAGTACTTCCTGCTGGGTAAGTGCTTTATTGTAGACACGGAACATTGCAACATCCATTCGTGCTCTGTAATTGTTATCATGTTGCCATCCAGCAATTCTACCAACACCACCATTAAACTCTCTATTTGTTGCATTTTCTCCACTTCCTGCTGGTCTAACCTGACTAAAACCAACCTGTTGGACTCCATCAATATACATCTTATTATTTGTATAAGATACATCACTTCTCATCTCAAATACATAGTGTTTCCAGTTATTATTGAGACCAAGAGATTCGAATTGATTTCCATCTATTCCATAGATATCACCATTACCAGTATTAAATCCCAATCCTTGTACATTAGTTGTACTTCCAACAGCAACGGTTCCACCAAGAACAACATCATACTGATTAAATCCAAATATTATGTTTGCTCCAGACCCAGGAAAAGCAGGATCTCCAAGATTATCTGAAAGAAAACCAGAGTTTGGTTTTAGTCTGGCAAGAATTTCTACAGTAACTGTTGTTGTGTTGCCATCAATGTTACCGGCATCAAAATCTACATGATCATTAGAACCATCAAAACTAAAATAATTTCCAGTTTCTAATAAAGCCTGAACAAACTGTGGTCCTGTTGCGGCATCTGGTTCAATATCAGCATCCGAATCTCCCCTATCACTAAGATCATACCAGATATCTCCAGATCCAAAGTAAGATGAATTACTAGCAGCATCGAGATACATTTGTAATCCCTCTTCTACCTCAACAACTTCGTTAGTATCTAATTTTTCGATAGAAGCAATAGCAGAAGCATTGGAAGTTTTTCTTCTAGATGCTTCAGTTTTCATGTTCTGATATCCCCAGTGTCCCAGTTCCTTCTCTTTTTTCTTATCCTTTACACCATTGAGTGATCCACGTAGAGAATCTCTTTCTGTGCGTAATGCACGAATTTCATCGTAAATTGTAGTAATACTGTTTGCAATACCAACACATTGTGCATCTGTTACACTGGTATCAGATGCCTCTAGTGGTTGTCCTGCACCAGCATACCAAAATCCAGTATTAAGACCTACTGTTGCAACCAATTTTGGACCCTGATGATCTGTTAGAGTTGTTGATATATCAAATCTTGCACCACCAATATTAGATCCACTCCCATCTACAGTAGATCCAGTTAGAACATTGGAGTTTGATCTAAATTTTATCGGATCTGGTAAATTTTTATATCCATATCCAGAATTACTTGGTGATAGAGTTTTAACAGTATCTGGTTCAAATGGATTTGATGCTCCAGGATTGAATCCAGGACCTGCCATAGGAACATAAGTTTTCACTCTCTCAATATCATTGTTAATTGTTGTGGTTACAACAAAGGTTGTTGTTAGTGTTCCAACTCGTGTTGATGATGCTTGTGTTCCACTGTATGCAATACCTGGCCAACAATTACCATTATTAGCAGTTGTTGATAGATTTACAATTTGTCCTTTCTTAAAGTTAATGAGATTATTTAAAGAGATTATCTTGTTATCGACTCTCCTACAAAGTTCTTGTAAAACTTCTGCTTCTTCCTTAAATTCCTTTTCCTTTTGGGGAACTACATCTTCATCATAAATTCTTTCTTTTTGATCAACTTTTTTTCTTGCCCAGGATCCATCTGGTTGTTGTGAGATTTCATCAAGTTGATACTTATCAGGTGCTTTTTCTTTCGCTTGCCTCTTAAAAGCACCATCTAGAGCATTCTGATCTTTCTTCAGAATATCAATTCCTTGTCTTTTCAGTGAATTTTCAATAGTCATATTATGATCCCTCTAATGCCTCAATTCTTGTTTTTAATGAGTCTATTTCTTTTTGTTGTTCTTGGACAGCACCAACTATCAATGCAGCAAGTTTACCATACCTGATAGATTTATATGGAATATCATTAAATTTTTTGGTTCCAGTTACTTCTGGAATGTATTTTTCCACTTCTTGTGCGATAAAACCCATTTCTCTCTTCAGCATCTCATTTTCATCACGATGCTCGTTTAAAAATGATGTTGGCAATTTATCTTCTTTCCATTCATAAGATACTGGGTTTAACTTCATCAACCTAGCCAAACAATCAGAATCTTCCAATCTCCTAATATTCTTTTTAAGTCTAATATCAGAACCAGTTAAATCAGGTTCTACAGAGATTAGTAACCCATTAAAAGTCCAAACCCCATTTAATGATCCAATGGCGGCAGCATTGGAAGATGCTGGAGTTACTTCTAAAATTTTAGGAGTAATCTTAGCAAATAATGCACTTAATTTGTTTGAGATTGCAGTAACAGTAGAATCTAGAGCACCCAAACTCAGATTTGAACCAATTTTAATATGTGCTCCAGTTACATTGTAGATACCAATGTGATTGTTAAGACCAATACTATTAATACTTAATGGTGACGTTACTGATGGACCAACTGAAAGTGCTGCGCTAGAAATAAGTGCTGTTGCACCTATACCAAAATGACCTTTATGTGCCGAGAGAGATCCTGGTTCCCAGAATGTAGATGGCACAACTAATGCTCCCCCAAAAAGAGGACTCATTACATCTATTTTTCCAAATTCTACTTGTTCTAATGCCATTTTAGTTTCTACAAGAATTACCTACTGCTGATATAATACTTAGCCAGTTTCCACCAAGTAGTGCTTTAATTATTCCAAGACTTGATAGAGAATCTGCTCCTTGGATATCTCCAACCAATCTTACATCAGCATTGACTGTTAAACTTTTTGCTGCGGCAACACATATATCATCAGATGCCATTCTTATATGATCACCACCATTGATAATCACTTGCCCATTTCCCTTGGCGATGATGTTACCATCTTCACCATCATCTGTTGATGCTCCTTCTGCTTCGAAGTAAATATTCTTACCCTTAAATCTAATGTTGCCATTTTCAGCAAGAATAATAATATCACCAGCAGGAGCAACAATTGCCTTTGCAATTGCTTCTTTTTGTGATGGATCTAAATTACCACCACATATTTCTCCACTTGCCCCTGGTATTACCTCAGTCTTATTGCCACTTTTAGCATAAACACACTGTGCTCCGCCAGAAGTTACAATAGTGAGATCTCTTTTATCATCATATTCTTCTGTTGCAACTGGTCCACATTGTATAAACGCATGTGGATTATTAGTAATCGTAATTTCAGGTGCTTGTTTTGCCATTATTGTGATACGCAGTCGATAACTTGTACTAGTTTGTTAGGATCAATTACGAATCCTAATTCTTTCTGTCTCTGATCTTCTAAGAAGTCATTCAATGGAATAAACTTTAAGTTTACTCTAAATTCTGCACCTACACCAGTGGAACTATTTATTGTCAAATTAGGAATGGTTGTGAATCCATAACCACCTTCATTTACGTTCAGACCAACAATTTGTCCTGAAGGATTAATCTCAAATCCTATATCCGAACCATCACCATCACTGATACTAACAGTATCTCCAGATGTATATCCAATACCAGTATTGATAATATCAATATCATCAATTACTGCAATACCATCATTAGGACTGCCACCATCACCACTTCCAACTAGTCCATCAGTGCCATCACCTGTTCCTGTTGAATTACCATCTGTTGGATCATCACCTCCTCCTGTTGAATCACTATCTTTGGGAGTAACAAAAATCTGTATGGTACTACTTACTTCTTTAATGGGACTTTCTTTATTAAATTCTGTGAGTGCATTAGCATTTTTTGCTGTCAAAGTATATTCCAGTATGGCATTAGATCCATCTGGAGGAAATTGTAAGTCTGAAGGTGCAACCAAACTTACAGCACCATCTTCTGGTAGTGATTCATATCCTGGGGTATTGAGAGTAACATTAGTAATATTTGAGGTCTGCCATGACAGTGTGAAGATTTCTCCTTCTTCTACAGTTCCTGGAGATGCAGTAAATGAATCAATTACTGGGGTATTGATATTTGGACCTTCTTCATCAGCATTTTTATCTTTCTTAATCGTTAGAATAAATGTTTTACTTACTTCTTGTGTTTGAGATTTTTTATTTGTTTTCTTAGCAGTTAAAGTAAATTGTTGAGTTGTTGTAGTCTCACCTGGTCCAAAGTAAATATCTGGTGAAATTGGAAAACTTGCGTTTCCTATCAGTGGTAGAACATCATATCCAGGCATGTCCATAGAAACGATATCTGCATTAGAAACATTCCAACTTAAATTAATTGTTCCACCAGGAACTGCTGGATTCGGAGATCCAACAAAAGTATTAATGATTGGAGATCCACCACCAAAACCTGAACTATATTGACTTCCAGGATTATTGATTTTAATAGCAACAACCTTTCCAATATTATCACCAGAATCTCCAAGAACAGCAGAGGCAGAAGCATTATTACCACAACCTGCTGGATCTTCAACAGAAACAAATGGAGTTGATGTGTATCCACTTCCTCCACTAAGTAGATTGGATCCTATGACTTGTCCTATTTTATTAATAACAACTTGTGCTGCAGCACCAGATCCACCACCACCAAACAGTACAATCTGAGGAATTCCACACTCAAAAGATCCAGTGTAACAATTTCCTGGAGATACTGATGTCTGACTATCTTCGCCAAAGAAATCATCTAATGCATCATTTGCACCTTTAGTAATTTCACCAGGGAAATTTGGTGAAATTCCAAAGTTAAAGTTATTAAATGCGTCTACCTGTGCTGGTGATGGACCTCCCCATGGTCCCAATTTAAACTCTTTAATATCTGGACAGTTTGGTTCTCCACACAAGAATCCTTGGAATCCCAAGATCTTATTAATTGCTGATGCCACAGATCCATATATCTTCGCAACACCACCTAGTATATCATTAATAGTATCAAATATTGGTCCCAATGCTTTGTCAATGTCACTAACAAGACGATTAATCAATGCATTTGCCCATCTTTCTGCAGCACAAAATGGTGTATTGATGACTTGACCAATTAGAGAGTACAAAAAGTCACCAACTAAATCTACTAATCCTTTGATTATCTTTTTAATACCGCAAAATATTTGGTCTAAAATTTGTGCAACAATACCTTTCTTAATCTGTCTTGCCCAGTTTGGCAGTAAATTCTCAATGGCATTCTGAATAAGTGCTTTAATATGATTAAGTAACCAATTACGAAATCTTTGTATTACAACTCTCAGAACAGATGCAATTGCTGCTGTTGTTGCCTTAATTGTATTTTGTAAGTTCTGAACTTTACTAATTGTGCCATTAATGTATAAATCTCCATACTTTTTAATTCCTTTTAGAAAAGTAAAAAACTTATGGAGTGATCGATGGATCTTTGCCATTTGCCCATCACCACATGGATCACCAATTTCCCATGAAGTGTTTACAATATCAATCCACTGTGCATTTGCTGCAGATTTCCAGTAAGTTGGTGCATCTTCATCCAGTTCATATTCACCATAAGAACTATAGAGATTCCAATTATTTGCGGCACCAGGCCATTTCAGGTTAAAAGCAGATGAGTTAAATGCTGAATCAGTCATCGATTAGTTCTTGGGTACTTTGTTAAATGCTTTATTGTAGTCTTGTATATCTATATTAGAAACACTAGTTGCTTGTGGACCTGGAGATTTAGGACCACCAACAAGTTGATATGGAGCTGGTTGAATGGCATCAAAATAATCAAGAGTTTTCATAAATTCTGTACTCTTGAGATTTTTTGTTTCATTTTCAGTAACCTGATATCTTGGATCAGTTCTAGAAAAACTACCAAGAATGAGTGGTTCCTCAAACTTTTCATCCAAGAAAATACCCATAACCCATTCACCACCAACTAAACCACTAGATCCCATACTTAAAGATCCTTGCGATGTTGGTCTTAAAACTAGTGCCCAACGAAGTTTAGCATCCTCAAGTTTTGCTCCAGTTTTTGGATCTAATCCTAGAATTCTAACTTGTACACGATCACCCCATCTTCCTTCGTCTACTTTATTTGCTACTTGATTTAGTGCGACTTGTCCAATAAACCAAGATCTTGCTGATTTACCGAAAAATGCTGGTTTAAAAGTTGACATATTATTCTACTCCGTTATGCAAACCGCTTGTATCTCTGATTAAAGTCAAGTGAGTTACAGATCCAACTTGTGGTGTACTATCAAACTTATGTGATAAGTGTAATATTAAGTATTTACCACTCTTAGATTGGTCAAGTACACCTTCCTCAATTTTTTCTTCGGAAATTCTTGGGAAGTTGACGTTCATAGTTTGCCCTGCCCTGAGTCTCAAATTCAGGGGAACTGCAATCTCAATTTCCTGATTAAAGAGGGAGTTATATCTCATCGTAGAAAGTGCAGACCACTTTATAGGATCATTATTTCTTGCAGTAGAAAGACCAGTAGTAGAGTTTCCATCATTCGTTAAAAATGACATAAATCTAGGTTGGATATCAGCAGATTCCGACCAGGCAACGAAAGGTTCAGATCCCATAGTTTCAAAATTTGTATTTGATAATGTGTATGATGCCTCAGTCAACTCAAATGTATATGGACTCCAAGTCAATACATCAGTTTTAAATGCACCAGCAGAAACAGAAGATAATGTATCAAACTCTCGTACTTCATTTGTTTCTAGTATTCTATTATTACCAGTATCTGTGTCTGGATTTCCATTACCATAGAAATAATCCGAAGATGCTCCAGCATTCATTATTTCCTGAACAGATCTAAAATTCATACCACTTGCTGATTCCCAGAAAAAATATCCAGGAACACCATTTGAGTTTACTGAAATTGATTGTGTTGCCAAATCAATAATCTTATCAAAAGGACGATCTGTCTGCGTCCCCTTAAATGCCAAAGAATTTGATGTTGGATCAATAAAACTTTGTCTTTCAGGAACAAGATTTGTCAAAATCTTTTGTACTGAGTTTGATATCAATCCCTCAAATGGTGATGCGAGAAATGTTTGCTTATTCTTTACTGCAACTGGGGTTACCAGTTTTAAATTAATAATTTTTTTACCCTGATCAAGTCCAAGAGATGAAACTTTTTTTACTTTTAATGGATAGGGTGCGCCAAAAGTTAATCTTCCTGTTGGGTGGCAAAATATTACACTTACATCATCATTACCTCTAATTGGTAGTGCTGATATAATATCTGCTGGTCTTTCTTGCGTATCAGTATTAGATTTAACAGAACCAGTATCGATAATATTGAGAGATGCTGTTATATGTGGTGAAAATAAACTCTCAAAATAATCAAACGAGATAAAACCCCCACTCAAATCTGTAGATTCACCATTTGCTGGAGTTATTTCTAATGTATCTAATGTTGCTGATAATTGATTTTGCATTATTTTTTTACGCTAAACTTGGTCTCTTTAGATTAGATTTAGACCTCATTACTGTAGGTCTATCTATATTCCTAATCAGAATAGTATCTCTACCACTCTGTACCATGGGTTGTATTATGTAAACAACTTCCATGCCATCATCCATGGATTGACTAATGTTACCACTACGATCCCTACTAAGAGGACGCATTGGTCCTCCCTCACCATCACCATTATTCGAAGATTCCCCTTTACCAAAAACAAAATACTTATCTGCTACTGGATATGGATCTGCATATCTTGCTGTTGTACTAGGATAGTACTCAAGGTGTAAGTGTGGTCCTGAAGATCTTCCTGCACCTCTAGTTCCTGGGTCTCCTCCAGTTTTTGCAATAATATCATTAGGTTTTACTTCCTGACCAGGATCTACAAATATTTCACTTAAGTGCCCATATCTAGTTTGTGTTCCATCATCATGTGTAATAAGAACTTGTCCACCAATAGCACCGCCTCCAAAACCATAATATCCACTATGAACTACTCCACCCTTTAACAGTCTAATTGCAGTTCCTTGTGCAATTGGATAGTCCTCACCATGATGCTTATATCCACTTCTTTGTTCTTGGAAGTCTCTGGTATTAACAAATTTACTAGGTGCTCCAGCAGCATCACTAAAAGTTGCATTCTCTAGATCACTTACAGTATCCTCAGGATTTCTGGGATCAATCTCTGGATGATCGGGATCTCTTCCAAAAGAAGAATATTTACCAAGACTATGTACTTTTTGGTAATTTTCTAAGAACTTCTCGAAAGACTCATTATTTTCACTTTGCTTATCATCAAGAGATGATGCTAGTTTCATATTCTCAAAGAATCTTCCATAAGAACTCAATCGTTCTCTTGCTTTTCTTTGTACTCCAGTTTCCTGGACCATTCTTCTTCTTTGCCTTCTAGTTCTAATCGGTGTTGACCCTCCACCACCAAGTTTTGGAATTGATCCTCCAAACTTAAATTGGTCTAATGTGGGACCTTTTGGTTTTGGTGCAGATACTGGAGATTGTGGTGCTGGAGATAGAGATGATGAATCTGGAGTTGATGCTGTTGATTCTACTGCATCTGGTCCTGGTCCTGGTGCTTCTGGAGAACTACTTACTGGTGTAATTGATGCTGCTGGAATATCTGGATTTGATTGTACTGGTATTGGACCTTCACCTGTTGGTTGCATTTCTTCTGCAGGTGTTTCATTTTCTTCAGTCTGTGTTGCAGCAATTGCTTCATCTACAGATTGCTCTGCTGATTTCATATCTTCGCCCATCAGAGCATCAGTCTCAATTCCAAAAAGATTCAGGGCAGAAATAACGGCATCTCTAGATTTCTCGAAGGCAGTAATTACGGCAGGTTTAATAATATTGACAAGATCAATCATTCCCATCAAGGTGTTACCCAAGAATTTAAATATGTTTTTAACAGTTGGTATAATCCAAGGATTATCCTCAAAGAATTTTTCTGCTGCTGCTATTGCTTTCGGAAGTTCCTCTAAAAGAACACCAAGTAAAATATTACCAAAAAATTCTAGTAGTTTATCAAAAACACTCATAACAGGTTTTGCTACCTTACCAAGCATTCCTTTGCCAGGAAAACTCATCTTACCTCTACTTTCTACTTTCTTTTCTTCTGTTTTTTTCTTCCTTTCATCGGCAATTCTCAAAAGCAAATTATTTTCGTCTGCTCTTAATTTTTTTACATTACTGTTTCCTCGGATCAATACACTATTGATCTTCTTTGCATTTAGTTTTAAAGAATTAACCTGTTTTACTTCCATTGTTCAGTACCTCACAAGAAAATTCCGTATCTTTCATATGCCTCAATAATATATTCATTAGTTTCATCGTAAGAATCAATCTCAATTGTGTTTTCGGGATTACCACTTTCAGACTGCTGTAAAACAGCAGGTGCTGATTTTGGTTCTACAACAGGAGCAGCATTAATTACTGTTGTTCCACTACTAGGTCTTGATCTTTGAAGAGATCTTTCTCTAGGAGAGAGTGGTATTACCTGTAAGGACATTGGACCAGGAGGAACTCTATCTCCATGAAGTGGTTCCCCACCACCCATGGGTGGATTTTTTGGAGTATCTTTTTTATTTTTTAATTCTTCTTGTTTTCTAATTTTTTCTTTCAGAATATCATTAAATTCTTTTGTTACTTCCTCAAATTTATTAACATTATCAAGTTGAATTCCTAAAGACTTTTGTTGCTGAGAAACTCCTTTTGCAAACTTTGCTAATTGCTTACCTTGGTTAAAGTTTTCATCATCCAAGAATGCTCTATTTTTAGATGCTGCATATCTGTTTAAGATATATCCTTCACCACCTTCTGCCTCAATTTTAACTCCCCCAGCACCGTGCCCAGGACCTTGGATCATTCCACCAAACTTTTTACCTTCTACTGGTTCTTCTTCACTACCAAAATTCATTGGATCATAAGAACTAGAGAATAGTGGAGCACCATTAGGACTGAGATTCATATTCCAAGATGCGCCAGATTCCTCAACTTGAGAACCTATAGCAGAAGCAATTTGGCGGAATAAAAGTTCTCCACCAACACCACCTGCCATAGCACCAATCAATGCTCCAGGAGGACCAGCAAAAGAACCGATTGTCGTACCAGCAGCAGATCCTAATACACCACCAAGTGCTCCCAATAATGCATTACCAGCAGGAGCACCTGTTCCAATTTCCACTGCTGCAATCAAAGATGAAATAAGAACATCAACACCAGGAATTTTAAATGGAACTGCTTTCCTAGCATCCTTAATACCCTTTACGGCAGGTTTTGCTTTAGATACCAAATCTGCCAATAAAGTCATAAAATCTTTTGGATTTTTGATGAAACTCATCAACTTTTTAAATATTGGCGATCCTTTCTTTAACTTATCAATTTCTCCCTTAACTGCATTCTGAATAACTTCTGGCAACTTACGTGGATCTAAATTGGCAACTGTCTTGCCAATATTGTCCCATGTTGATTTTAAACCACTAACAGCTGCACCACCTGCATCCATCAGTCCTTTACCAACTGTTCTACCAAGGTCCATCACATTTGATCCGAACCCTTTTATACCTCTATATGCACCACCTATTAATTCTTGACCTTGAGATACTATTCCTCTACCAAGATTACGTCCTTGAGCAAAAATTCCACCAATATTTTGGCGAAGATTACCCAATATTCCAGTATTCTTTCTTGCAATATCTAATGCTTGTGTTTCACTTAATTGCCCTGCTAAGACTCTAGCACGGTTTGCATTACTAACACCAGCATTTTTTAAGTTACCGAGAACATCAACTGCTTTGTTTGCACCGAGCATCCTCGTTGCTTGTCCAGTAGATTCATTGATAAGACTACCCATTCTACCGATGGGTGCTTGATTTGCTCCTGCCTTGAAGAATCTAGAGAATTGAGTTCCACCACCTCTTGGAGTTCTAAATCCGCGAGGTATTCTATTTCTACCTCTACCAGGTAGATCAGAGCAACCACAAATACCTTTATTCTTTAATAATCCAACTCTTCTAAGGAGACCTCTTAAAGCTTTCGCTGCACCAACTAACTTTAAAATTCCACCAAGTATCTTTCCACCAATAAAAATACCAGCAAGTATTTTCCAATTATCAGTTAGAAAAGTAAAAACTTTTTCTAAGTTCTTTCTATTCTCTTTGTCAGAGAACCATTTAAATGCTTCTTCTACAAGTATTCCAGTTCCAATTAAAGATAAAAATTCAATTATTTTATCAAAAATGTTTTTAGTGGGTGCCATCACCTTATTCAGGACACCACTGGATTTTTTAGATATTTTTGATAAAGGAGATTCTACAGATGACTCTCTAGCCATCTTTTTCTGAGCATCTCTTTGCTTCTTAATCGAAGATATTCTATCTTTTCTTTCTACGATTCTATTAGCAAAATCTAGTGCTAATTGTTTTTGTATTTCTACAAGAACGGTATTAGTCTCTTCTAGTGAAGCAGCAATGTCACTATTCTTCTCAAGTTTTAGACTACTACTCGCATCCTGAAGACCAATTTTAGATGTTTTTAAACCACCCGCGTTCTGAAAACTAATTTTGGATGTTTTTAACTTTGGATTACCAGAACCAATTTTACCAGCACCAGAAATAACGGAAGAAGCAATGGTACTTCTTCCCATTTTGGGTAGAGATGGTGCTGTAAAAGATGGTTGGTTTTCTAATGCCACTTACTGTTGTTGTTTTGCGTTTTCTTCCTCAATATATTGTTGGAGCAAAGTAACGTATACTTCTCTCTCCCACGGCATCATATTTTCTAACTCGGTCAAAGAGTATTTATGGTACTGCATCAAGGCAAAATTTGTCTTGTAGTAAGACTCAAGACTAGTATGCGACATTGTCAAGCGAAAAAAGATGCTAATCCCTCAAGCACAACTTCATTAGATTTCTTTGTGTTTGGGTTTTTAACCTTCACAGTATGTGAAAGTTTAGGCATCGTAGAGAAGAAAGATTCAATTTGTTTAAATTGTCTGGTATTCATTTGTTCAACAAATCCTTCCATTTCTTCTTTGGTGCAATCGCTTGCAGACCAACACTCATCCGCATTATATACCATATCAATACATGAAATAATAACATCTAGTGATTTATCAACACCAGGTTGAGCATCTTGATACTCAAAGTTATTCTCGATGAACTGATTAACTGATGGATACTTCATCTTCATTGATAAGGTATCATCAATTTTAATAATGTTAGTATGTTCCTTATTAGTCTGTACCTTGATATCATCAATGTTGATATCCAGTTTGACCTGGGTTTCACCATCATCAGGGCAGGTTACATTAACCTCAATAACTTCACCAACAGACTTTCCACGAATGTTGAGGAAAAGATACTCAATATCAAATGTAGAAAGTTCTGCGACCTTCACACCTCGTGTACTAATACAATCTGAAAGAATTTCTATAACAGCATTTGTAATTTGAGCCATGTCTTCAGACTCTAATGCCATAACAAGAATTTTTTCTTCTCGTACCAGAAAAGGACGATATTTTACTTTCTTCCCATTAGAAGGAATCTCCAACTCATATGTTGGAGTATTAATTTTTGGTAAAGGCATAATCTCCGATACAATTCAGTTATTTTTATTTATTATGGTATATTTAACTATTAATCAGGTGCTACAGTTATGCTGCAGCAGAATTTGCTGCTGCAGGTCCTGATCCACTATTTCTATAAACTCTATATCTATCATAATTCATCGTCACAGATACTTTTACAATTTCTGCTTCACCATATTGCAGTGGAATAGATGCAATAGATTTTGGAAATGCATTAATTAATTGATAGGTTATGTTTCTGGCACTAGGAGTATTCCAGTTTTTCTCAAACTTCGTAATCCAAACTCCCGTTTCATTCTTATATTGTTTTGGATATGCAAACCTTCTGTAATATCCAGGACCAGTTGATTGTGGAGCACCAGTTCCAGAAATATAATCAATCCATGCCTCAAACAATGTCAATATTTCATAGTTTGAGTCAAGGTAAAATGTGAAATCAATATCAGTATTAACTCTGGTGTGTGCATACTCTTGCCCAACACCCATATAGTTATCTTTTACTTCTCCAGTGGCATATGTCGATGATGGAAGATTTGCCTCAGCACATGAAATGGATAGTTTTTCTTGCAATGTAGCATTCCAGGTTAAATCATAATACTGTTGTACATGGTTTATAAAGGGTGTTGATGTTCCGTCAGCACTCAGTCCCCAACCATTAGAAATCCAAACCTGATATTGATTTGCTCTAGAAAGTCCACCCTCCGCACTGGAGAGTATCTTGTCCATCGTGAGATGGGTTATATTAGGAACGCTAGGCATCTCTAAATATTACTATTAAGTCTTTGTTATTTCTATTTAGATGTCATATAAGGGAAAATATCAACCATCTTACCCAAAGAAATATAAAGGAGATCCAACAAACATCATATACAGATCTCTCTGGGAAAGAAAATTTATGGTTTATTGTGATTTAAATGAAAACATTCTTGAGTGGGGATCAGAAGAAATAGCACTACCATATCGTTCTCCATTAGATAATCGCATTCATCGTTACTTTCCAGACTTTTATATTAAGGTAAAAGAAAGCAATGGTTCACTTAAAAAATATTTGATTGAGGTAAAACCCAAAAAACAAACTAGAGAACCAAAAGTTCAGAAAAGGAAAACAAAAGCATATATCTACGAAGTCACAGAGTATGCCAAAAACATGGCAAAGTGGAAAGCAGCAGAAGAATTTTGTAAAGATCGTATGTGGGAGTTTAAAGTTCTAACAGAAGATGAACTAGGTATCAAGTAATGGCATATCCAACAGACGATAAAGAAAATAGAATTCGTTCTGTAATGAATAACGTTGTTGGGACCGAAGATCCTGATGATGTAATGCTTGAATTATTGAGTGTGCTCGAAGAAGGTGGTAAAGTTCCAGAATCTGGTAGATACTATGTCTTCGTGTATAATCCCAAAACACCTAATATCAAATATGACCAAAACCCTCTCGTGGCAGTGAGTGATGTATTCACCTGGGGATTTAGGGGGATTAATTTACATTGGGGTAAAGTAAGGCAGTATACCTGGAGTGAGATTGTTGGGCAGATCTATGAAATTTACACAGATGAACTTGCTGATGCAAAAGAGATTCCTTTTGCAAAATTCCGCCTAAATAGTTAAATAAAGTAGGTCAATATTTAATGACAAACGTAAATGTTGTAATACTATGACTATACAAGCTTATTCAAATCCTGCACAAAATGAAGCATATAATGCTGCCATTTCAGCAGGGAAAACTCCCGCACAAGCTAAAGAAGCTGCTGTAGCAGTAGCAGATGCACAAGCAACTGCATCGGCTGTGGAGTACAGTAATAATCTTAATAGTAGTATTAATGACGTCAATACTTCTGACGTAAATGCACCTACTGGTATTTTAAGATATCCATACGAAGCACTAACTGAAAATACTGATTATCTTCGCATTATTATTAAAGAACGCAAAAATACTGGATTGATAGAAAACGCTGGTTTCTTTAATAATACTGGTTTTGGTGGTAATACTAAAGGTGCTAGTTCAATTAATGGAAATAAAGTTGGTTTAGCACAAAATACTTTATCAAAAGGCGGTGTTATATTACTACCAATTCCATCAAATGTAACTGATAGTAATTCAGTTTCATATAATGGTGGAGCAATGAATTCTGTTGCAGCAACTGCACTGGTAGGCTCTGAAGAAGTTATGAGAGGTGGTTTAGGGGGTTTAGTAGATGGTTCTGCTACTAAAATTTTAAATAGAACTGTTAATGAGGGTGGAGGTTCTACAAACATCAAGAATTTATTACAAAAACAACTTGCTATTAATGCCGTTAATATCTTTGGGGCAAATGTAAGTCTGGATCAAGTTATTGCCAGATCTCAAGGAAAGATTTTTAACCCAAACATGGAATTATTATTCGATGGGGTAAAGTTGAGATCGTTTAACTTCTCATTTAAATTAACTCCTAGAGATAAAAATGAAAGTACTCAAATAAAATATATTATTCGATCACTAAAAAAGAACATGGCAGCAAAAACTGTCGAACAAGGAAACTTATATCTAAAAACACCAAATGTTTTTGAGTTGTCATATATGAGAGGTAATGCATTACATCCATTCCTCAATAAGTTTAAACAAGCAGCACTAACTGATATTAAAGTTAATTATACTGCTGAAAATGTTTATGCTACATATGATGATTCCACCCCAATCTCTATGATGTTAGATCTATCATTCCAAGAGATACAACCAGTTTATGAAGGTGATTATGATGAGGGTGATGGCACAATCGGAGTAGGATACTAATGGGTTATTTCAGAGAACTACCGAATATAGAATATCTTTCACCTCTTCTGGATCGTAACACCTCAGAAGAGTATGTTGCAGCAAAAAATCTTTTTAAGAGAATAAAACTCAGAGAAGATGTACAAAATAATCTCACTAGTTTTGAGAGGTATCAAATTAGTGACGGAATGAGACCAGATCAAGTTGCTGATGAATTATATGGATCAGTTGGTCTTGATTGGGTTGTTTTGATTACTGCTGGTATTACAAATGTAAGAGATCAATGGCCACTATCAAGTCGTGATATTTACGAATATTCTTATGATAAGTATGGAAGTGATTTAAATGCGACTCTTTATTATGAAACTATAGAGGTAAAAGATAGTAAAGGCAGAATCGTTTTACCTAAAGGTCAAGTCGTTGATTATAACTTTAAATCACCAAAACCAAAAGTTGATACGGCAGTAACATCGTCCTATGTAAGATTCTGGGACAGTGGTCTAGATCAGATGGTTACAAAGACAAATATAACAAGATCAGTTTCTAATTTCGAATATGAAACTGAAGAGAATGAAAAGAAAAGGGCAATATACGTTCTTAGAAAATCTTATCTGCAACAATTCCTAAATGATACTCGTGATTTATTGCAATACGGTAAGTCATCACAATACGTTAGAATGACTTCAGGTGAAGTAATTAAAAGATCTGATAATATTCGTACCAAGTCACCATAAGAGATCTAGTTTCTTATCAAAGATCATCACATATCGGTGTTTTTGGGATCTATCTCTCCATTCACCTTCTGATCCTTTGACACTCCCTCTAGAGTGTTTAGTTCCGTCTGCAAAATAGAAATCTTTCTTTGGTTCTGATAAACCGCAATACCGAAAGTTGCAAGCGCGATAAATTGTACCAGAATGATGGTCACTATCAGCGTATGAGATAATCCCCCTAACGTTGGTCTCTTTTCTAAGGCGTCTAATCGCTTTTGATACAAACCAAGAAGTGATATTATACTCGCTCTGCTGAGTATTCGGGTGGATGCAGAGTCGTGATAATTCAAAGAGTCCATCCTGTTCATGACGTTCTAAACCAAAAGCACCTTTTGCAATTTCAGGAACAGGGAGACCTGTAAAGATACAGACTCCCTGAATACCACCAATGTTTAGTGGGCAAAAATCATTATTTTTGTATAGACCGTAATTATATCCAGACTTAAAGGTTTTAGATATATCCTTAAGATAGTGAAACCGCAGAAGTAACTCTGCGGCTTCGGATTTACTTACACGATCAATGTAGTAGTCAGATTTCACTTAAATATAAGATTAAAATATGCCGCCACTACTAACAGAGTGAGGCAGATCTGATTGTACTTCACTCTTCAGCAAGTTTTGCGAAGTAGGAGAGAGTGTCATCATCTTCATCCTCTACAGCAGGTGCTGCAGAACGGGTGGGTTTCAGTTCCTCCAGTTCAGTGCGGAGATCAGAAGTGAGTTCGCGGGTAGAACCACGAGTATCATCTTCATCATCAACCTCAGGATCCAGACGGGGAGCACTCTTAGCACCAAGAACATAGTCAAGGCGCTTCTTCAGCACTTCATACTCTTTAAACTGATCATTACCAACAAACTCAGAAAGAGAGAATTGCTTCTTCCAGATTGCTTCCATTGCGTCATCGTCGTCCAAGAGTGCGCTCTGGGCAGCGAACTCAGAAGAATCGTAGTTACGATAACCAGCAACGTTCTTTGCTTTCAGTTTAAAGTTAGCACCCTGCCAGAAGTCGAACGGATCGATTGCTTCCTCATCCTCAAACTCAGGTTGCATAGCAGCAGTGAGTTTATCAAAGATCTTCTTGCCAAACTTGTAGAGCATGACTTTGCCCTCATTCTCAGGATTGGCAGGATCCTTCACAACATAGATGTTGCTGATGTAGGTGAGTTTACGCTTCTGTTTGCGTGCTTGCTCTTTACCAGCATCCGTGCCGTTGTTCCACAGCATGGAGTTGTATTCAGAGACAGGATCTTTCTGACCGAGAGTGGTGAGTGAGTTCTCGATGTACCAACCACCAGGTCCTTGGAAGGCGTGGGAGTACAGTTTCACGAACGGCAGATCCTCACCGTTCGGAGCAGGCAGGAAACGGATAACGGCATAACCATTGCCGCTCTTATCACATTCCAGTTTCCAGAGACGATCATCGCCAGATGATGCGCCATTGTTATTCATTTTTTCTACTTCTTTAACCAGTTTGGCGGTCAAAGAGCCCAGTTTAGATTGCTTCTTAAGGTCAGCAAAAGACATTAGGATTACCTCGGATTAGTTTGGATTCGGGGGATTTACTTGGATAGTATAGCAAGGAAAGCACTAAGCGTCAATGTTTTGTTTGAGTGCTTCGATTGTTTTCATCATACTATCAAATAAGACATTCACATCAGTGTCGGGTGAAAAACCCATCATCTGAATAGATTTACGAAGATTCTCTTTCATCTCAACCGCTTGTGGGTCATCTGAAAGGGAAAGTCTAGTATACATCACACGCTGCTTTTCTAGCAACGTTGCCAGCATTTCAACATGTTCCAATTTTGTTTCACGGTCCATGATACCGAAAGTGAGAACACTTCCGTAGATATCTTCTTGTAATTTATTAATTTCTTTCAGTTCTTCCTGAATGATTTCAGAGTCGAAAAAATTACTCATTTACAAGTGCCCTTAAAACTTTTTTAAATTGGAATACATCAATATTTATGAAGGGATCATATTTTTTAAGTTTTAAACTTACGGTTTCCCACACGGGATCTTTTAACTTCTTATCGAAATTTTTTGAGAAACGGAATATTTTTTCGTAGATCACTAAGGTTTCTAGCGATATACTCCCGCTTAGAAATTTTTTTAGAATTTTCGGGTGTCCTCTCGAACAATCGAATAGACTCTCTAATTCGTTCTCCGAGAGCAATTCGTTGCTTTGCTCTCTGAACAAGTACGTCAAACTCTGTTGACGTTTCATCCACTCGGCGTATGTTCTTTCGCCAGAATTGATAATTTCTCCAATCCATAGGTTTTGTGGGTTATCGGTGGAAGCAAAATTGGATACAAGAAAATCAACGACTTCTTTGTCGCTGTATTTTCTAGAGGTTTTCTCAAACCAATACTTATCTTTCCTCTTATTAAAGGAGGTTACACTAGCACGGGTTTTTGCACCGTACTTAAAAAAATCATATTTTGGATTGGTAAAATGATTCTTTAATGAAAGATAATGTTGATAGGTCTCAAACGGTGTCACTTTCGGCATCTACTAAATCAATTCCTTCAATACAATCAACTGTTACTTCATGTTCGGCAATACGATACCAATGACGATCGATACCATAAGTATCTGGATAAAAACCAAGGTACTCTAGATCATCACATTTGTTCTCACGCAACCATGCTTGTAAGCGATGGTGCATTAAATCATCACGAGAAATCATAGAGGAAGTTTTGCACGAGAAGTTTTCTTCATGAAATTAAGACGAATTGCGTCCCACTTCAGACGCTCTTTCAGTGGTTTAGAAATGAGCTTCGTTACCGAGTCTACCTCAAGATTGTTAATTTCGCAATAGTGAACAATAGCATCGATGTAGTTAAATTTTTCTTCGGCAACGATTTTCTCAATTTCAATTGCGAATTTCGAAGGTGTTAAAAATTTACTTTCAATTACCTGTTCTAGTTCTTTATTCTTTTCCATAGAGCTCCAGTTTATCTCTAACAAATTTTCTAATATATTTGCTGAGCAGTTTGATGTACTTTGATTTGTCTCGTTCTTCATAGACGACGCATTCTCCATTTTCACATGCCATGATGATTACAAGTTTTTTGACTGAAATACCAGTCAATTCGTACAGCATACAACCATATGCCATGCACTGTACAAAATAGTGATCGATCCACTCTCGTGGTTTCGGTTTTGCAGATGTTTTAAAATCGATTATTGCTAACTCACCGTTATATTCGGCAATACAATCAACTGTTCCAGCAATACCAAGTTCCTTACTATATAGGGAACCTTCTAAAGCGTATATATTATTTATATTTTTTAGTTTTCCTTTAGAGATCTTAAAGAGAAAATCGGAGATGGGTTGAACTGTAGGAAGTTCCTCGTTCTTTAGAAAGTGTTCAGTAAGAGTATGCATATCAGTACCACGACTAGTAGCACGTTTAGTGATACGATCTGCTTCTTCATTACCAACTTTCTTACGCCACTTAACAAAGATTTCCTTATTAAAATGACTGGTCACCGATGTAATGGAGACCAGTCGGAGGAGTTCTTCTTCATCGGGAACTGAGTAATATCTTACTCCATCAATAGTCTCCCTCTCAAGTTGAGGGAGATTAATATCAACGTGATTGAACATTAAAAACCTGCATCAAGTTTAGCAACAATATATTCTTTGACCAAACCTGAGCGAACGATATCATCAAGACCAAATTCGATAACATCAAACGAAGGCATAGACCTAAGAATTCTCATAAAGTCAATGATACCATTTCTCTCATTTGTTTTAATAAGATCAGATTGAGTTGCGTCTCCACAGAAACAAATCCTGGTATTTTCACCAACTCTTGTAATTATACTATCAAGTTCATGAAAATTCAAGTTTTGGAATTCATCAACGATAACAATTGCATTATCAAGAGTAGTTCCCCGAAGGAACGAAGTAGACCAAAACTTAATAGTTTCCTGTGCTTTCAGATTACCATAGAGCATTTCAAAGTCTGCATCTGATGGCATCTGGAACATATACTTAACCATATTCTTATATGGAATCTGATAGATATCAGACTTATCTTCATAAGTTCCAGGAAGGAATCCAATTTCTCTAGTAGAAACAAGAGAACGTACCAGATAGATTCTCTCGTAAGGAGTATCTGGATTTAATACGTCATTTAGAGCATTATAGAGAGTGATGAATGTTTTACCTGTTCCAGCACAACCATAGGCAATTAAGTGTTTTCCTTCATCATATGATTCGAACAACTTCCTTTGATTTTCTGTCAGGGGATCAATATCTATGAGAAAGTCCGTATTGATCGGTTTTTTCCTTTTCATCTGTTTGGCAGTCATGCCAATTCCAATTGGGGAGTCGTTCTTTCTTTTTCTAGATGCCATAGGTTGCTTAAATCTTTTTTACACGAGAGCGAGGGGCTTTAGATGCTTTTTCAAGCACATCATTCCAACCAGGATTTTTAGCGACGAGTTTATCTCGCCACTCACCAACTTCACCAACACCTGGTGCGTTTTCTGGAGTGTAGTATCGTTCCCAATCGGGATTATCGATTTTCCACTGATCCCAATCATGAACGCTCATTACAACGTCCTTCATTTCACCTGTTTTTATATTCTTTACTGGATATGTTGCCATAGTTATAAATGATATATTTTTATTTAGACCCACTCAAGTGCTTCTGCACAGGTCGGGAATTGCTCTATGAATACTTTCTTACAACCCTCTGCGAGATCCATATGCTCCTTCTGAGTGCCGTTAGCAGTCCTCAGATTGATATAATGGATCCATGACCTGCAAGAACCTGACATATAGATTCTGGTGGGCGTGGCGAGGGGCAGCACAAAACGAGAACACTCCTTTGCAATTCCAGCATCAAGCATAGATTGATACAAGACCATTGCCTCATCAAAGTGACGACGGATCTTGATCTCAAACTCCTGCTTCACAAAGGGATCAATGTCATCAATAGAGTTCTGACGATTCTTTGTATCCTGACGACGCAAGTCAAACATAGGAATCTGATCTGCCAACATAGAACTGTCAGCATACCGTTGCGAAAATTCTTGATATGTGAACGAACGATGCCGGAGCACTTGAGCTGCCACACCTCGGGTAGTCTCTAGTTCCAGAGTCATAAATGCTTGCTCAAACACAGACCAGTGGTTGTGCTTAATACAGTAACCCAACAGTTTTGCATAGTTGGGGTTTTCCTGGTTATTGGGATTTGACACACGCGCAACGTATGCCATCATTTTCTCCGCATCGGGAGTTACGCTAATTAGTTTTACACTCATTCTTCGTTCAGATCACTGTCTTCAAAAACTTCATCATAGTCATGGAGATACCTCGCAACTTCATCATACTCCACTTTCTTTGTATATGCATCTACATCGGAATAAACTTCCGCTTTGAGTCCATCTACTAGAAGTTCTAGATTGCGGACGATGAGTTTGAGTCTTTCTTTGTCCATAAGATGATTTTGTTTGACACTATTATAGCATAAAAAAAGGGGGGTGATCAACCCCCATCGTCTAATAGAATTCTGCAGATTCGCTTACATGTACTTTGGTCTTCGTCGCACTCAATTAGACAATCGAAATAATCGTTAACCAGATCTAATTCGTCATTACATCGGTCTAAGTTTGCCTCAATGTGTACCCATCCTGCTAATTGATTGCGAGATAGTAGATTGTGCATTATCACACCTCCAACGCAATTTTAGAAATATTGTAGAAGTCATAGTATAGGGAGAATTTCAGAGCATAAGCGAGATCCTTAATTCTAGGGTATCTAGGTAAGTTATGGTATCGTAATATACAATTGTAAATTATTTACATAAAGACAAAAAAATGAGAGGTTTCTTAGCCTCTCATTTTACTTTCCAGTTGTTTATGCCTTTGGATTTCATATCAACCCATTTGGCATAATGGACTCCACGATACGTTAAAAATCCAAAGACTTTATCTGGATCGTGTTTTTGGGGGTCATATGCTGGAAGATCATAATGAAAACTGATCTTCAGCATATTATCACCTCTTCGATAGAAGAAGGATTTCCCCATAAATCAAACCGATAAATGCTGCACTAAACAAGGTGCCAAAACCTGCTACTTGCAATGCTTGCATAATTGCCTCACTTATTGTAAGTGTGGCCACGATAGCAGAAAGTGCCATGCACTTCATCAGCATCGCCTTGCTTGCACTCAAACTTAACGCCACGATAAGTGGTCATTGCGATTTGTGCGTCGTGCAGTGCTGCTGCCTTGTCGATTTGCTTTTTGATGAGATTAAGTGTGTTCATTTGTTTACTCCTGAAGTTGGGTGAAAATTAACCTTCTCTGCTTTCGCAGGATCCGTTTTTTCCCGTTCCTTCAGTCGTTTGCGTCCCATTCACACTCAATTTCGGTTGCTTCCCTTACGGTCTCAACCAACTCAACCCTTACCACAGGTGGTACAGAGTCATTCTTAACGATCCTGAGCATTAATGCTTCAGCATCCCTACAACTGAGTGTAGCGTATAGAAGTAAATCTAACATGGGATGAACGCTCCGTTCCGCGACTTACTTGCGTCCTATGTAAACATTCCTTCACATTGACCTTCCACTTTTGTCTTTAGATATCCAATTAGATTCCACTTAGATCGTTGATCTAGGTTGGGATCCATCTGAATTTCTACTCGACGCTGGAGGAACCTTTCACAAGACATGTGCCAACCGTAAGGATTAGCGTCATTATGATGGGCAAGGGTCAATGCCAGTAGAACACTTAACATTGGATGAACGTAGGTCTAGTATAGACCTTATGTTCTATATAGTCAAGTACTATGGTATAACGCGATACAATTTTATAAAATCTTAAGGAGTCAAAAAATTTGCCGGAAAAATTATCCGGCATATTTTGATTAAAAGGTCAATTTTGATTTTGCTCGTCGTAATCACTCAGCAAATCTTTAATTATTTTTTCTTTGCCATCCATTTCACGAATCTCGTAGAGGGGTGAACGCATGTACTTTTTAAGTTTCTTATATTCTTTCACCAACTTTTTTACTTCGTCGGGATCAATATTGACGTTTAACTTACCGAGATCATCTTTCATTTTCTTTTCTTTTTATCTTCTTTTGGTTTGTATCCCCAGAGTTTAGGTGGAACCGTTCCATACCCAAAGTCAATCTTTTGTACGGCACCTTTTCCGTATCTATCATAATACATGTCAAATAGTTTGGATAACTTACCACAGCGAGTAAGATCCAAATGAACTACACCATCAACCCGATACCAAACTAGTTTGGCATCATTAGGGAATGACTTATCATTAGCACACTCAATTGTTGTCTTTTCCAAGAGAATTTCGCAACCATAATTTGAAGGTACGATGTCTTTTCTCAATTGACTTTCTTCCTCTGCTAGTTGTTCCTTATCAACCGCAACAGTCATGAGCGTCCTCCCCACTTGATATCGGGATATGCTTGACTGACGATCTCTTTTGAAATTTTGTATTTAGTTTCTAGTTGTTTATCCTTGATCAAACAAACAATTTCTGCATCAAGGGGATGCAATCCTTGTAAGATGTTGATAAACATGGTTTCACGGCGGAGATTAGTCAAACTATCGTTTCCGCCCTTGATAAAATTATAAAAACGCTTAAATTCTTTACGGATAGAAGAACGACCTTGATCTTGTGATCCAAGAGAATTAGATCCCAACTCGTCCATCATACCAACAGCATCTTTAATATTGCCAGATACTGTTCCCGTAAAAGACCCTTGTTCACCCACACTTGCATATGGAACTTCACCTTCGGGTAGAAGTGAAATTACACTCTCATCAAAATTCCAAATGAATACTGCTTTTAATGATGGGTGTTCGTATTTCTTAAGAACCTCTACTTTTTTTGCTTTGCTTCTTTGTTTGGAAGCAAGTTGTAAAACCTCAAAAGTAAAGGGGTTTGCAGGCAAATCAAGTGAAGGTGATGATTTAGTCTTTGTCGTAGCCATAATTTATAAAAACAAAATTAATAATATTTTTGGTTATTTAGTTTTATGCATCCTCGTCTTCTTCATTATCATCGAAGTAACCTTCTTCGAAACGAACAGCAAGAACTTCATCTGGAATTACATTACCATTATCATCAAAGAATTCTGGATGTAACCTAGGAGCATCATGATAGTTCATAATATATTCTCTCGCAACCCAACCTCCGATCACTCCCACAATCATAAAAAGAACGGTCATAAAAGAACCGAAAACTAAACTAGCTGCTAACATTTTTCTACTCCGTTAGATTAATTGATTTTCCTAACTCTCAAGGAAAACTCGAAATAGATGTTTAGCTCCTTACGAAAGAAGCGAACCATCTTTTCGAAACTGATACGAAATGGTTTTGGTTGCTTCTTTCTACCTCCATTAAGAATAAATTCAATTCCACGATTAGGTGTGGATTTGCAATTATTTATGTCGTTATTGAACGATTTGTTGCTCTCTGAGGAATTTGATAGTGTCAACTGACCCTCCTAACTTTTTGTCATCACATAATACTTGAGGAAAGGTAGATCCCTGACCAAACTGTGAATAAAATTCTTCTCTTGTGAAGTCCTCGTCAAGAGTATAGATCTTAAAGTTACTTCCTGTCAATTCTAGCACCTGTTTTACTTTATAGCAATAGGGGCAATTTTCTTTAGAGTAAACTTGAAAAATCATAGATCGGTCAAACATAACACAGAATTAATTTATAAGAAAAAAAGGGGGAGGTTTCCCCCCCATATTCCACCAACAACCTTTCTCACCACAGAAAGGATCTTCATTCCCAAAGATACAAGGATGATGAAGATGCAAATAGTATAACTTGATATTGCCTAAGTGTCAACCCCTATTGTTTAATTTCTTGAATAGCTATACTGAATCCTGTACTATGTCTTCCAACAACACAAGTAGAACTGGATGAATTATCTAGTCTTAGAGTAAGATAATGTTTCATTGTTCCATAAACTGGAACATCTCTAAACATATATGATTGTGTCATGATATCGTGAGCACCTGTTCCTCTTTTACTGAGATATAAGATTCCATTTTTTCCACGGTCATCTGTTCCACTGTTAGAATTAGTATCTAATCTAGTATTCTCACCATAAGTACTTGATGTTCCCCACCATACCTGCACAGAAGTATAGTTATCAGTTCCCCCAGTGACATTTCTAAGATTAAAATCCATCAATACTCTTGAGGTAGGAAGTTTTGGGCAAAACTCCATATTATTTACTATTGTTTGGGCACTGTTTCCATTTGTAGAAGTTTCTGCAAACATTTTTGTTTCGGTAGAAATTACACTACCCTCAGGCATCTTCTCATAAGGAACAAGAGAATAATCTAATGATTTTAGTTTTTCCCTGACGTTAAAGGCAGGCTTGTTTGCTCTTACTGTCATATTACTGTTCTACTATAAATCCATCATGAGTGGAAATTGCAGTCGTAACTGCTGTGGTCGTATTATTTATTCTGCGTAGTCCTTGGAAATCAGAACGACCAGAAGAAGTTCCAACGTGAAGTCTGTCGGTGACTTCATCATGAGCAAGTGCCGTTACTGCGTTTGATGAACCATATAAGGTGCAGGCAGCGTTTTCTTGGAAGAGAACCTTCTCGTCCTCATACATCTTCTTGACTTGTGCCGCTGATGGGATCGATTTGGAGAAACGCATCAAAGCAAATTTTGCTTGTGTTGCAGCACCTGAGTCTACACTATGTCTAATTCCAATAAACAACTCGGCAGAAGTATTTGTTAAATCTCTTGTAGGTAGACCAGTACTACTTTGTTTTAGTTCTCCATTAATATATATTTGCATCAGTCCACTAGAATTTCTATTTACTGTATAACAAGCCCATCCATCTTTATAAGAATTAATTCCTGTTGCAATAGTTTCTGATGAAGAACCAGCATTAGTATAGAATGCAAGAGATCCACTATTACCACTTGTGTAATAAACAGCGTGTCTATTTCCATTACCACCCTGTCTATCATACACATACTCACTATTAGCAATATCACCTGTGATATACTGCCACCATGTAACATTAAAATCACCAGTTCCAAAATCTAGATCTGAATTATATGGTTGTTTTAAGTAATTATCTGGATTAGTATGTTGAAATCCACTATAAGCAACCAGTTCGGCACCAGTCGCAACGGCACTCTTGGTGATTGTTCCATAAGTTGTAAGACCCTTCCTGTTTGCTGAACGATCTGCATCACCATCAAAGATAGTAATATTATCAAATGATGCTGTTCCATTAACATTTTGGGTTGCACTAAAATCAAGTCTTGTAGAAGTTGTTGTAGCAGTAAATGTCCAATAGTGTGTTCCAGTGCTGTTAATAGCACCTTGACTCATTGTGATATTTGAAGCTGATGGTGCTTCACCAGCATAAACTTGGAATCCATTACTTACAGCACTTACAAGAACACCAACTGTATATGTTCTTCCTACTTCTGTCGTAATTGTTTGATAGCATTGACCAGTAGCACCACCACCATTTCTATCAACAGATGCAACACCTCCACCGCTTACAGTAAATGTTGGTGTTGCATCATTACTCCAACCAGTTGTTCCATTACTAAAATCTCCATTGGTTATTAAACTTAGGTCAGTAGTAGATAAATTCGTATCATCAGTATCAGATAGGAAAGCACCTTGGACTTTTCCAGGCATCCAACCAGTATTATAATCTGATGCAATCTTAGCAACTAATCCTCTTGTTGAAGATTCTAGATCTTCATTAATGATTGCTATTCCTTCCTCAGCACCCAAAATTAAATTATCATCAGAACCTTCTACCGCATCAATATCAGCAAGACCATGACAAACATCTGTTACTTCATTAGTTTCACCATACGGGGCAACTCTATACATTCTTTGACCCGTAAAATCTGCACTTATACCATATACATCTTGCACATAAACCTTATTTCCACTTGCTCCACCCCTATAATAGACAACTTTAGTGCCTGAAAATGCACAACCTTCTACACCTGCGCTACTAACTCCTGCACTTGTTGTATCATCAAATACACTACCACTATCGGTGATAACACTCAAACCACCATTAGTCGCAACGGCAATAGTAGGAACAGGAAGTCCAGTGGCCTCATCAATCGGTGCATTTGGTAGCACGGTCATTGCTACATCATTTACCTGAGATACTGCAATTACATAATCATAGTCAACACTTCGATATCCAATAGTTTCGTTTCTTTGTGCAATAGTGCCCATCCATTCACCACCTTCTCCACCTTGACTATCCATCCTCAAAACTTTTTCGC